TGCGCCGAGTGCAGTCAGTTTAGCAGTCACGATTGTGGCGCTAACGCCAGCAGTGGAAGTGCCTGTCCCGCCGTTGGCTATGGGCAGGATACCAGACACGTTGGTTGTCAGGCTAGCAAAAGTCGTAGAAGTCGTACCCGTACCGCCATTGGCTATGGGCAACGTCCCACTAACTTGCGTAGTCAGACTAACCCCACCCAGCGTTCCGCCAAGCGTCAGGTTGCCTGCTGTGGTGACTGTGCCTGTCAGCGTAATGCCGTTGACCGTGCCAGTACCGCCTACGCTGGTTACTGTACCACCTAAACCTGTAGCACTAAGAGTACCAGCAGCAAAAGAAACACCCGTTCCAATAGTTACGTTATTAAATCCACCAGTACCATTGCCATAAAGGATAGATGTAGAAGTACCTGTTGTAAGAGCAGTAGTCCACGTAGGTGTTCCTGCCGCAGCAGATGTCAACACTTGTCCCACAGTACCTACTGCTGTAAAAGCATAAGCAGTGCCTGTACCGTAAGCTACAGCACCAGCAGTAGGAGTAGAAGTACCACCAGTACCACCATCAGCAATTGTTCCAAATACTTTGTTACTGATCTTTTGAAACCAGTCTCTCCAAACAAAGCTTTCCCCAATCTTATCTTGGGGGATAGGTACAAAAGAGTTATTAAGCATTACTCATGCTCTCCACTAAGATTGTCTAAGGTGTTCATTCTTTAGCTTTTTCAAGTTCAAATTTACGCCGTTGTTCTCTTAGCATTCTGCCTCGTTTTTGATGTTCTTCAGTACGTTTCTCACGACCAGCTTTGATTTCATCTTCATGGTACTTCAAAGCGTTTTCTCTTTCTACAAGAGTTCGTTCTTGTCGAGCTAATTTTCTTTGTTCAGAAGTAGCTCCATATAGAGGAAGACCTATTGTTCCTAGTACCGCACGTTTAACACCCTCCCCTTTAGGGGCACTAATAGCCGCTGATACTTGGAAAGGGGCCATTCCTTGAAGAATAGCTTTGCCTTTGCCATAAACACTGGGATCTAAAAGTTTAGGAGCATTAGGACTTGCGTACTCTGTACCAGCAAGGGCAATGATAGTTGACTTGGGTATAAAACCAAGTTTATTAGATAGTGTTTTAACAGGGTCTGCAATCCAATGGTATGGTTCCATAGCGTGCTTCATAGCCTGCATAGACGTACCATCAGGAAACTCAATGCGTGTTGGGTCTTTGTTTTCCCAAATAGGGCGGTCTGCTGTTAGTAAGTTTATTCCATTAATTAGTGTAAGAGCTGTTAAAACAGTTTTAAACTGATACAACCTAGCATAGTCAGCCTCAGTTGTGGGAGTCTTCATGCCCTTAATACCGGCTACAGGATTCCACTTGGTTGGGTTTAAACCTTTAGGAAGAGCAGCAGTAAACGCCCTAATAGTAGAGATAGTCCAGTCAGGTGCAAATAGTATTACTTGTAAAGCTCTACGACCAGCAGGACTATAAGCGGCTAACGCCATGCGTTTAGCAAATTCATTTTGGGTTTGCCTAGCAATGTCATACCAATTTAAACCACCAAAACTGTTGTTAATAAACTTAGAAATTTCTACACGAGAAGCCATTTCATCAAAGGCTTTACCAGCTTTAGCTGCATCCATACGTGCTCTATCTAGATACGCATCAGCAATTGATAATTTAAGACCAGTGTGCAAATAATCCCAAGTGTATTTATCAAACTGTTGTAGGGTGTATTTTTCAACAGTAGTCATAGAAGACTCTAGCACACGAGTCTTAGGACCATACTTACCAATCATTGAGTCTGCAAATTTACCAACAGTAGCTAAAACATTCCTAGAAACATCTTCAGGTAACTCAAAACCCAAACCTGTTTTAATCCAAGTGTCTACGTTGTCGCCAGCACCACCTCTTCTAAACTGTTCAATAGCTTTAGAGATAGCAGATAACTGGAGTTCTTTGCCTGTAGTTCCTTTTATTAATTTCTCAGCAATAGGTAAAACAACGCTCTCTTTAAGAGGCGACCAAATGGGAATCTGAGCACTAGATTGTGCTTCCATCAAAGACTTGGCGTGGAAAAAAGAACCAATGACGTTAAAGCGTTTAACAAACTGAGAAAGAGACCCAAATGCCTGCATCAATTTACCGGGGCCAGCATCAAATACAAACCTTAAGTGAGGCATCAAATCAGGATGAACTGCATAGCCATCTAACTGGCTGTTGTCCATTGTTTTCCAACTGTAAGGCTTTGGTTCTTCAGGAGTAATAGGACGAATTAAAGATTCACCTGCATCATTTTTAATGTGAACAAGGTTGTCAATTAACTTTTTATTTTCAATTGTTTTTTCAACAGCTAGTGCGTAATCTTTGTAAATTTCAGCTAAGTTATCTGTTTTAATTTTAAAACGATAGTCAGCACCTTTGCTATCTAACCAAGAGTTAATACCGTCAAGATGCCGTAAAAGGTCTTCTCGTGTTTTAAGTCTACGTGGTTCTCCGTACTTAGTAACACTTTTAGAGTCAGCAGATTTACCACCAGAGCCAAATAACTCTTGTAGTAACTCTTTAACAGCACCAGGAGGGGCTGCACCTTCTGTCACTACATTACGAGCAACATAATTTTCATGCCAACCTCTAATGACATCATTATCTAAAGCTCGTTTGCCAAGTTCATCCATCAACGATCTAAACTTATCAGCAACTTCTTTAGCTTTACCAGTTAAAGTAACACCTTTATCTATGTCATAAGTAAGTTGTTCAAGATTAACATCCTTGCCAGCCATTTCTTTAATGTCAGCAGCATTGTTATGAACAATACGTTCCGTTGCAACTTTTTGATTTAAGTATGTCCCAATAAAATTTTCAGTAGTTTTAATGGGTTCTAACAAAGTTTTTTGATAAGCTTTGTAACCTTCAAAGAACTTAACCGCTTCTACTTCACCATGCTTTTCGTAGATATCTGTAGCAATCTGTTCAAGTTCTTGTCGTGTTTTAACATCACGGGGGTCGGGTTTAGTAGTATCTACAATAGGTGTCTTGGTAATAACACCATCTTCATCTACTGTTTCTTTGACAGAAGTAGGTTCAGTTAGTGGGCCTCTAACAGAAGGATCAGCAGCAACTCCTTTTAAATAAGCATCTGAAGGAGCATCAAACCTACTAAACTGTTTAGATTCGTCTATAAGAGTAATGCCGCTGTCCATTACATCGTCAAAGGCTGTGCGTTTACCCGGAGGTATGTTTAAACCTTCACGAACATAGTTTTTAAATGCTTCCCATAGGTTACTAGTAACACCACTGCTGGGTTCTTTGCTTTCTATACTAGCAAGAAGCTCTTGAAATTTTTTATTAGTAAATGCTTCAGCAACAAACTCCCGTACATTAGTAAGTCCGTAGTCTCCTTTGTTTTCTTTTCTAAAATCGCTAAGTTCTTTAACCGTTAAGATGCGGTTAGGGCTTGCAGCTCTAAACTCTTTGAGTTTAAGTTGGTATTCAGCCTCATGTTTTGTTAAAAACTCCTTGTGTAGTTGTGTTAGTTTTTTAGCAGCAACAGAGTTGCCTTCATACAACAACCTAACAGTGGCTGCATGGATAGCTTCATGCAATAAGGTTGAAACATCCCCTTCTTTACCTAGAGTTACAGCATGTGTGTCTTCACCAACATATATACCCGCAGCATCTTTGCGAGTTCTACCTTGGGAATCAACATACTCTAAGTAATTAGGTTCCAACTGTAGAGTAGCATTACGAATAAATTGAGACTTATTTAAAAGTTTAGCCAATAGTTGTTCTTGAGGAGTACCTATGTTATTAGAAATAATCCTATCAAAAGCTTGGCCTACCTTTTTAGCTCCCCACAAACTGTCTTGGAATTCTTCCCAAGTAGGATTATTAATATCAGCAAACTTAACAGCAGGAATATCTTTACGCAACTGTTGAATTTCAGCAGTCAACCGAGCGTCTTCTGCTTCAAGTGTTGCAATTTCTTCGGGAGTTCCAGATCGTCGAGCTTCTATTAGCGCATATTCAAGATCAACACCTTGCCTAAGTTCTTTTTCAGCAATAAGAGTTTTAAAGTCCTCACGAGTAATAGGAGCAGTGGGTTCAACAGGAGGTTTGGGAACACCAGCAGGTTGTTCTTCAGTAACTGCAAAGCGTTCGTCACCAGCAGCACGTAGTTCTCTGCTGTACAAACCCTCTTCGGGAAGCTCTAGTTTTGCTCTAGTTTTAGTTACGTTTTTATATGTAACTGGTGTTGGCCCATATTCTTGAACAAGTTTTAATCTTCGTTTTAAAACTACAAGTTCTTCTCGAGCATCCCTAGCAAGATTGTAGGCGTCAGATCGTTCTGCATCTGCAAGTTTTTTTTCTAAAATTTCAATTTTTTGAGTAATAATTTCTTCTGTTTGGCTTGGAGTATCTACTTCTTTAGAAACATATTCTTCAGAAGGAACTTGTTTAGTAGTTACAACTCTATCAGCAGCTTCTTGTCGAGTAAGAAAGTTATTACGTTCATCAACAAAACCCTGGTCATGCGTATCCGCAGTTTCAAGCAACCGTTTTTGATCATGCTTTGGACCCATAAGTTCAACTTCACCAGTTGCTTTGTTCCTAATAGCAGTTTGTACTAAAGGAGAGTTGGCATCACGTTCTGCTATGTTTGCTTTAATCTTGTCAATAAAAGTTTGTTTTTCAGCATCAGAAGCACCTTCTGGTGGTCGTACTGGTGTCTCTAATGGAGGTTCTTTTTTAATTGGTGTGCTTGGAGTTTGTCCTAACAACCTTTGTCCACGAGCAGTGGGCCTAGTAAATGCTCCAGAAACAATATCTGCTCCCATTTCTTTTAAACCAAATACATTTCCACCTTCAGCAGCACGCATACCTACACCAACACCTGTCATAACACCAGCACCAACAGCCATTTGTCCAGCAGAACCAGCTAAACCTGGCCTCATAAATGGGTTTAATCCACCACCCACAACTTGACCAGCCAGTGCAGTACCGGGGAATTGCTTTTGCTGCTCTTCTTTTGTTTTGATAATGTTAGTGCCAAACACGTTATCAACCATTTGTTCTAACGAGTTGATACCCAGAGAACTGGCTACGCCACCAATTAAAGCACCAGCAATACCGCCTATAGGTTTAGCAAAAGGACCGACAATAGGAAGTACAGGCGGGGTTAAAGCAAAGCCTGCCCTAGCTCCTAACAAAGCACCCGGAGTAGCAGCAGCAGCTTCACCATAAGACCTAGCAAATGTACCTGCTTGTGTAACTGGAACAGAGGAAGCTGCTTTAGCAGGCTCACCAGATGAGCTTCCAACAATCTCATCAAAATTAATAAGACTTGAAACAGGTTTTTTAACAGGTGGTTTATCAGCAACTACTGCATCAAAATCAATCAAAGATTCGGTAGCCATGCTTGTTCCTATTTATTTTTACTCAGCAGCAGCAGCTTCTGCTTTGGCAATGATCTTTGGATCAACGGCTACTGCTCCGCTTTTGCTTCTCCACTTACCGTCTTTGCCTTTGGTTAGCATCCCGATGTTTCTTGTGGCGTAGGTAGTCCCAGACCAATCTATGTCTACCTTAGTACCCACTGGGTGCAGCTTACTGGCAGGAGCGGCAACAACAGGAGCAACAACAGCAGGAGTAACTGTAGCAGCAAGTCGTCTTACAGCGGCTTGTGCTTCAGTAGGTAAATTAGATATATCCCGTTTGTCTTGAGTGCGTCCATAGCTATAACCTGGGTCTGTTATTTTTTTAACGGGTTGAGTTGCAGTAGCAATAAACCTACGAGCAAGATCACGTTGATCTTTAGGCAAGTTTGCTATAAGTTGTTCGTCTGGTGAGTTTTCGCGCATCCATTTTTTAATTAAGTCCTGCGCTTCTTTTATATTTTTTGGGTTGTCCAAGCCCGGTGTTGACTTGCCAATAATTACAACCTTGTCTCCGCTTTTAACAACAACATCGCCATTTAAATGCACTCCCGGTTCAAGGCTTTTGAACCTTATTTTTTCTTCTTTTGTAAATGGGGCTTGACCGATCGGCGGTGCAACAGCAGAAGCAGCAATTGGTTTAGTGGATTTAGCAGCAGACGCTGAAGCAGGTACAGCAGCAGCAGTACCTTGCTTAAAAGCAGCCGCACTAGCAGCAGGGGCAACAAGAGCAGGAGGAGGCGGGAGCGTAACTTTTGGTACAAAAGCGGGAACAATACCCGAAACAGGCGCATCAGCAGGCGCAGGAGAAGATGCTGGAGTAGTAATAAAAGGAATCTTGCCTTTATTTAGTGCTGCAATGATTTGAGGTGCTTTGTCAGGATTTTTCCTAAGAGCTTCTTGAGCCGCTACAACTGTGGCAATTTGATCCGCATTAGCACCCGGAGGTGCTGTTAAAACAACTGGAGCAGCAGGAGGTGCGGTAGATGCAGCAGCAGGGGTGGCAGTGTTACTAGGAACAGCAGCAGCGGCAGGGGCAGCAGGTGTAGCACTAGAGGTAGAAGCTGCTCCGGGAGCAGCAACACCTTTAACTGGTGGAGCATTGGCTGTCTTAGCATCAGAATCTTGTGGCTTAGAATTATCTGCAGACTCATCATCTGGCGTAACTACACCCAAGGCAGTTACTCTACGTTTAATTTCTGCAAGAATTCTAGTCTTAGTAGTGCCATCTGGAAGCAAAGATGCTGAATCAAAATCTTTAGTAGCAATCTGTACTTCAAAAGCTGTGCGTGCTGCAATAGCATTTTCTAATTTAGTAGTAGCAGTTTCTTGTCCTACACCAAACAAACGATATTTTTCTGCATTTGTTTGTGCATCATTTACAGCAGCATCTAGTTCTAACCGCCTACTTTTATTAGCTGCATCATTTTTATTTTGTTGTTGAAAAAACAAACGAGTTTGTGCTGTATCGTCTTTTGTAGTAGCACCACTTTTATTACCTATACCCGCAGCAGCTACAGCTTTATGCCAATTAGCTTGAATAATAGCAATTCTTTCACGACTGGCATTTATTGCCTCCTGTTTTTTTGCATCAGCTTCAAATTTAAGTTGTAACAACTGTCCTTTAGCGTTAAGCATTAAGTTACGAGTAGCTTCTTTCTTTTGTGTACCGTCCATTGCTTCCCAATTTTCTCTTCCTATTTGAGAGACAAGGGCGTCTTGTTGGGGTTTAGGTAAACGGTTAACAAAATTATCAACTTGATCATCGGGTATAGTCTCAAGTACACCATAAGCATTGCCAATAACTTGTGCTTGTTGGTCTAATCGCTTTTGTTCAGCAACTAATTTTTTAGCATCAAAGATTTCTGAAGAAGCTAACGTCTTGGCTCCACCTTCAACATCACCAGATTCCATTTGAACAGCAGCAGCCATACGAAGACGAGCCGCATCGTCAGCACCTTTCCAGTCTGTAGATTTAGTAAGAGCTTGTAATTTAAATTTAGACTCTTCCGCAGCTTTAAAGCCACTTTCTGCAACTAAACTATTAAGTCTGGTCTTCTCAAGATTAGCTTGTTCTTGTTGAAGCTTAAACTGTTGCTCTTGCATGAAGTTAGCGTGAGCTTGCTTCACATCTGGAGCAGCAGCAAAGTTCTGCTGCATCTGAAGAGCAGCCTTGCTGCCTTCAGCCATGTCGGATATTAAGTAGGCCATGTGTTTACCTTTATCCGTAAATGTCTTGTTGAGCAAGTTGCCACGCAGGTAAACCACTTCCATAAGCACTAGTGTTTAGAGCACCAGAACCTCCTACGTCATAACCTGCTGCTGAGTATCCACCTCCACTACCACCACCCGTGAAGTACCCACTAAGACCTGCTAATCCTTGACCAATAGCACCAATGCCTTGCATAGTAGCTCGTTGATTTAGGTTTTGTTGGTCAATGCCCATACCAGCAGCAGGAGCAGGATTGTTAACAGCACCACTACCTTGAGCTAGACGATTTAAGTAGTCAGTCATAAACCCGTAATAGCCTTTTTGACCAGTCTCTTGAAGAGCAAGTAATTCATTACCACTTTGATTCATACCCCTTGCTGCCATAGACCGCTTAACAGCTTCCATAGCCGGGTCCATAACACCAGATTGATATTGAGAGTACCCCGGCATTTTGGTAATGTCGGTTTGATTACCTTGCGTAAGAGCTTGGTTGTACGAAGCTGCTAGTCCAGAGCGATATGGAGAGAATGGATCGGCTAGTAATTGAGCACCACCACTTTGATTACCCATAGCATTGATACCACTAGCAATATTAAAAATGCTAGAAAGAGAATCACCGGGACCACCACCACCACTAAACATATTGCCTCCACTTGATGTTCCCGCACTGTTGTAATCAACACTGCCAGAAGGAATGTATCCTGATAAGCCCCCAGCTAAATAACCTAAACCTCGACCTACAAAACCAAGGGGTCCGGGAGCCATACCACCAACACTTGAGTATTGACTTGCTTTAGCAGAATCCCAACCACCACCTGAAGACCAAGATGCACCCATTGGGCCAGTTGTTACAGTACCAGAAGCATCGCTATAGGTTCCACCACCTCCATAAGCATCAGGGACAATACCTGTACCTTCTCCGTCATAACCACCGCGAAGTGTATGGCCCAATGTTTTGCGTTTAAATTCTAAGCTATTCATGTGCGTTATCTCCGGTATTGACCGCCACCAATGTTTTGCTCTTGGTCCATTTCACCAATGCGAAAATCTATCTCAGCACTATCTAGGCGAAGAGGGACGTTACTAGTACAGAGAAACTCCCAAGCTCTACGACGATCAGAGCCACCTAGGTACAACTGTGCTCGTGGAGCATTGAGGTCCACAGACCTATAGGTTGACCATGTATTGTAGTCGTCACCCGTGTGACGCACTTGCATAATTCCGTTAGCTATCTTGTCCCCAATGATTTCTAACCTGCCATAAAACTTACGTTTTGTACTACCGTTATCCGATAGCTCAGTAACAGTCCGACAGTAAATAGACTGCCCATTATCTTGGTAGATTGCCGTATCAAAGTAATAAAGATTAGCAGTGTCGTCATCTAAAGCAAAAGGAGTACCACTAACTTCTGCATAGAAAGAAGGTCTAAAGAAAGACTCTTGGTATGTACCGGGGTTAGGTTGCCCCGTAGAAGCTATTGCGTACTGTGTCCACTGGTACCACATCTTCTCGTTAAGGTCATACACTAGCGTTAAATTGCTTGCGTGTAAAGTCAAGACATACAAAGAATGCCCTGCATATTTATAAAAATACGCAGTTACTCTAGACAACGAATCAGCTTCTAAGCACTTGTCAATACTGTTAGTAGAAACCCTAATAGGGGAAACACCATCTAAAAGATAAACAGACCTACCATGTGCTTTGCTAGTACCTATCCATAACACAGTGTTATCTGAAGAAACAACACTATCTCCTGTAGCACAACCTGTTTCAATTGTGTAGCTTTGAGATACAGCTAGAGGAGTACCAGTAGCATTAGCAGCATCGTAAAAGAACTGAGTAGAAAACTTACCAAAAGCAACTAAGTAGTTCAAGTGTTTAGCAATTGCTACTAACGTATCAGCAGCTTGTACAAACGAAATGTAGTTAAGTGCATTCCAAGTACTAGGATCACCTACATTAGAGTTGTAGATACGATTGTTTGATGCTACTCCAATAAACACATAGTCATTAAGAAAGACTGCCCCACTAACGTAAGGACCAGCAGGAAGAGTAGCAGGAGTACTTAAGACACTTGCAGATGTGTATAAGTAACCTGTAGTCTTGTTGTGAAAGAACAAGTTAGAGTCTAAGGTAGTCTTAGTAAAGTAAGAGGAGTTAGTAGCAACAGAAGTAGTACCTACAGTAGTAGTAGCATAGGTAGTAGGATTAGTACTATATATAGTGTTACTAATAACAGATATAGCTTTATTGTTAAAACCAACAAGACCTTGACTTAAGAGTGTTGCAGGAGGAGTAACAGGCGTTATTTGAGTAGCTAACACTAGTCCTGGACGTTTAACAAACTCTCTTTTCTGATCTCGTACTTCAAAGACACCGTTAACAGAACGAGAGTCTTTACTTAAAGTTCCATCCCTAGTCTCAATGGGTTGAGAAAGGGGAATGCGTTCGACAGCCATCTTTATCCCCTATAAGCAGAACCATAGCCAGCCCTAAAGTCAGGTTGGAAGAATGTGCTAGATGATTCAACATCCCAATCAGTAAGTTGATCTTTGTACAACATAGACCTTTGCGTAATCTCTTGCCGGTAGTTCATAGGAACACCGTACTCCATTGCCAACTGATCAGCTAGGTTCCAAACTAGTGTGTTCATCCATTCGTTAGGAAAGTCAGGAACATCAGAAGCAGCATTAAGATCATTTAATGGCATCTGAGCAATTAGATGAAGCTCTAAGTTACTTTGAGAATACGCATCAGGAGTTAAGTACACATACAAAAGTCCCTTAAGAGCTTTGATGTCATAGAAGACACTGTTAGCTGTTCCTGTAGAGAACTTAGACCCCAAGATGTTGTACTCTTGCTTAGAAAGCAACATGACAGGAGTGTCGGTAGTCGGAGTGACTGTAGTAGTCCTATAGAAGCCTTGGATGGCCTTCAGAGGCCGATCTGTGATAGCGGTGGTAGGTGATAGGCTATCGTACATTAAATCGCTTGTAGAGCCTCCTAGCGTGTACAAGGTCTTGTTGGCAGTAAGAGGAATGATTAGCTCAGAATTCTTCCAAAGCTTTAAACCTTCCGTACTCATTTGCTTAATAAAAAGATTGAGAGACATAGAAGCATTGGCAACTGTTTCCGCATCAGGAGTACTACCAATTTCAAGCACACCTAGTTTACGAAGAGCTAGGGTAATGATTTGATCTCTTGTGACTGTGTAAGTAGAACTCATATGTTTGGTATCCTAGTAGAAGTCGTTTAACTGAGGAGCAACTTTGCCTGCTATTGCACACCCAGCTACAGCACTTTCGGGAAAGGCTAGGGAGCCTTCTAGAGTACAGACAGCACGAACACCATAATCTATGTCAGCTTGGGCACAATCTGCTACTCCATAATCTGCAAGAGCTTGAGATGTAAGGGGAGTACAAACAAATAGAAAAGTATCTTGTTGCTCTGGTCTAGTATAAGGTGGAACTATCGTATCAGCTACACCTCTAACAAAGTCTTGGGGTTGTCTAGTCTCCCAATCTCCAGCACAGACCATTAACCCATCCCAACGCTTTGTTATTTGGAATGCTTTGTATTCTCTACCACAAACATCACAGACAACTTTCCATTGTCCAGATTCGTAGCTAGATGTGTAGCTCACGGTTTAGCCTACAAACTCTACAACACAAGTAATTGGTACACCCGCACTAAAAGTAACAGATGTGGAACTAGTTTCTGTATAACTAGAACCTAGGATTTGTCGAATGCCATTGATGTAAACATCTAAGGTCTTAGCACCAACAGTGTAAGTAAAAGGAACAGTGAAGATTGTCTGACCAGAGGTAGCTACAACAGTCCCACGTTGGCGACCTTGGTACACATAATCATTGACATCATTGAGCCATGAAGAGACTATGGGAGTAGACCCATCAATAAAATAAGTAGAGGCCATAATATGTTCCTAGTAACAGGTGCTTTGTTTTACTTCTGTAAGAATTGAATAACAGAGTAGACGATAGCAGCAGCAGCCCAGACACCGATACCTCGATTAACCCACTGATCAACCTTACGATCAACTTTTTGCAATGCAGCATCATGGATGCCAATCTTTATTTCTGCATTGCCAAGTCGTTGGCCTTGAGTTGCTTGCCTTTCTTCAAACAAGATCAGTTTGCCTACAGCATCAGTTAGCTTGTCTACTTTACTTTCAAGGCGTCTGAAATCATCGTCAGTCATAAGTGGCATTCATTTGTCTTTTCGATTGAACAACTCAAACAAAGTCTTAATCTTCTCTTCTAAGACTGCTACTCGCAAGTCCAGCTTACTCAATACGATGATCAACGTAATGATCGCCAATAGAATAGGCCAGCTTTTAGTGAGTACTTCAAAGAGGTCCATGTTCAGCTTCTCTAGCTTCTACTTCGTATGGATTATTTCGGTACCCGTATCGTATCAGCCAGTAGCCATACTTGATTGTGTACAAGACCTTGCCATCCCGCCGCATCTGCTCCAAGTGCGTCATTTCATGCCTAATTAAGGCATTGTTCAACTCATAGCCTGGAGCCATGTAGATGACATTCCAGAACGATGTCCAGCCCTGGAAGCCACAGGTTTTCATGTACCACAGGATTGGGCCAGAGGCAGTGCGGATCATGGTTGGGCAGTAGCTTCCTGTGCAGCCACGTAAGCAGCGACAACGTCAGCAGTGTGTGTTGCCGCACAGATAGCCTTCACACGGGCATCCTCTACGCTGTAGTCATCGCCGGGGGCAACAACGTGGCGGTGGAACGTGCCGCTGATCTGCTTGCCGTCCTCCATGATGGCGGTCTTGGTGCGTACTTGAACGCAGCCGTTTTCAACCACTTCAATCAAATCAGGGGAAATAATTTTTTCAAGAGCCATGATATTTTCCTTTTGTTAATTACGCTAATACTGCCAAATCACGCCATTCTTGCCCATAGACTTTTGCTCCATTTGCAACAGATCGCCCAACAGGAATAGCAGCAGAAAAGTTTACCGTTGCGCCGACAACACTTGTTGTGGTTGTCCAATGGTATGCGCCGTTATCAAGTTGGATACCTAAAATATTTCCAGCCGCAGCAGATGGGGCAGCAGCCGTTGTAATTGATGTTGCGCCAGCAATAGCGGTAGCAGTTGTTGTTGTGCTTACAACGGCGAGAACAACAGCGCCCAATGTTGAACTTG